GCCTTTTTTTTAGCGAGATATATTTTTTTCGTATTTTTCCGCGGTTTATGACAATCTTTGATTCCAAACATTCAATACGATTTCAAAAATATAGTATACAATAAAACAATATTATATTTTTCTTACGATCCGTTTTATCACGATTGTTTTATCTTACTTTTTGCTTCCTGAAAATCAAACAAAGAGAGAAAAATCACCTTGCCCGGTGCAGGATATAATATATAGTAAAATAACTTAAAGAAAACCACCCACCCCGGATAATATATATTAAAAAGTAACTTAAAGACGCCCGGGGTTTCTCTCTTTGTTTGAATTTCCAAAAAGCAAAGAAAGGAAACAAAAGGAACCTCAGGAACAAACAATATGAATAGTTTCTTTTTCCTTTTTGGAAATCAAACAAAGAGAGAAAATATTCTGGGGTTAGCGCCCGGTCCATACTTTTACAACTGGTTTTACAACTTTTTTATTTTTTAAATTCTCTTCGTATTCTTCAAAAGAATAACCGAATCTTTGGTAGGTAAAAATATCACCAAACAAAGACTTGTAAACCTTTGTTGGCGGGCATTCAATATTAAAAATAGTACCCATTATTCTCTCTAATGAACAACGATCTTTTCTGTTTCTCACATGATGCAACATATTTGTGATTTTATATTTTGCTTCTATTTTTTCTAAAAAATGATAATTAATAAAACATTGTACACCAAAACAACCACTCCATTCCTGATCACGTTTCCATTGTATTAGAAAATTTACACTATTGTTTAAAATACTATTTAAATTATCTATTATTTGATTATTGTTAGTAAGATTACGCGCTATACGCAAATTGTTTTTTTTATTTTCTGGTTGGTCAACGTAGCGATTAAAATGCCATAAAGGGATAACAGGAAGCTTTATACTATTGAAATTTATTCTTTTATGAAAAAAAACACTGTCATGTATTATTACCGCATTTTCAAAAAAACGATGTTTCAGCAAATAGATAAAAGGTAACAACTCCCCTCTCCCTGGAAATTCCGAGTGAATAATTTCTACATTCTTGTATTCACCAAATGCTTTGACAAATTCAGTATTACTATTATCATCTATAATGACAATTTTTTTAGAAGGATAATATCTTCTTATACATTTTATACAATGATTCCAATATTTGTTTGTTTTCACTGAATTCACATGTCGCGTTAAAATAAAACCATAATTATTTGTATCTTGTTGTCTTTGTCTTTGTTGATTCATTTTTATTATTGTTAAATATATTATTTTATTTATATCAAACTCGGCATTTCATCCAAATTGATTGTTGTTTCCTTTTCAGGAATATTTGATTTGGAAATACCAAATCCACTAAATTCGGGCCTATCCAACTGATTTTGCGGTGTATGTTTATGAACACAACGTGCAATCATCTTGTATAATTTGAATTGCGGATATCTATCTTCCCCGTTTGCCTTGTAAAGCACATTGACACCCTTGTCATCTTTGCACCAATCTTCCACTATTTTTTCTACCTTTTTATAATGGAGCGGGTTCTCTTCGTCTTTTATATAATCATACATAGAACATGCGAGTCTTGTCAAATCAAAACTAAAATTCGGTTCCAAACGCGGCTTCTTTTCGTTAAAATAAGGTTCTATATTGTATTGTGTAGATGCATCGTTTCCATGTTGAAAACTATTGCTGCAAAATAAATTTCCTTCAAACTTGTAAATCGCGCGTCCAAAATCAATAATTTTATATAGTTTGCCATACGTAGGAACACGATAATACTTTTTCTTGTAACAATAATAAATGAATTTTTTATCCGTCGGTGTATACATTACATTGTTTGTATGTAAATCATTGTGCGTCAACCCAAAAACTTTTTGATATGTACATAATGTCATAATGATTTGCATAAGCGCTGATAGTATTTCCTCCTCGTTTAATTCATCGTTGATTAATAAATCATCCAATGTATTTTCACAATATTCCATGCAAATCACTTGCACTGGAAAGTGTGGAATAATAGCTTCTACCGTTTCATCATCCTCCTCTTCCTCCTCTTCGTCCTCCCATACCGTTTTCTCTGATCCATCCTGACTTTTTCTCTCTTCTTCCTGATTCTCATTCCCCAAACTAGTGTACGAGGTTCTTGAGGAACATGTTGAATTGGATTTCAAACTCGCCTTTTCTAAATGTGTTATTTCAATTTGATGGTTGGTTATGTCCTCCAAAACCTCTTTAGATTTTTCATCTTGGAGAGAAAGAATCTCTGGTTCCGTGCAAAAAACTTCCCCGTATATATTGTCATCAATGGAATAAATAGAAACACTGGACTTGCATGTCTTTGTTTTATCAATATGAATCGCAGGTAGTTTTCCTTCCTCTTCTTCCCCGCCCTGGAAACTATATTCGTCTACAAAAAACAACTTGTTCATGTTTTTCAAAAAATACTCGGATTGATTCAAATATTCCAAATCATCGTAGACGTTTATGGTAAAATTGTTTTTAATCGCTAGAAAAGAACCATAATAATCCAGTCCATGAATAAATCCATGATGATGCAGTAATTGACTTGATAAAAAACAGAAAAATCCGTCCACATACGCCGAATTGTTAACGTCGTTCAAAATCGCGTTTCCTTCTCCTGAAAAGGTAGGCAAGGTATATAACGCAGGATCATTTGTATCGTATTTGCCAATGAGAAATTTGTAGGGATCCAAGAGGGGGGCCATTTTTAAAAAAGCATTTTTGACTTTGGTTTTGTTGGTTTGGCTATTTTTCAAAGTGCACACGAACACATTGGGTATAAAAGGGTCGTATTTAGAGGATTCTTCTTCTTCTTCTTCTTCTTCCTCTTCTTCTTCTTCTTCTTCTTCTTCTTCTGCTTCGGCCTTTTCTCTTACATTGGAAAGGAACCATTTGTGATTTAGGTTAATATGATTGTAATTTGTTTCACTTAAAGAGAAAAAACGTTTGTAAATGGGAATGTAGTTTTGTGTTTGGGAGAGAAAAGTCAAATCCTCTCTCTCTAAAGTTTGAAACAATTCTAGATTTTTTCTTTTTTGATAATTCAATAATGTTGACATGAATCTGTCTTTTTAATTATGATATTTATTATATTTATTTCTAGATGTTTTAAACGGATGCGCCACCCGGTTTTCTCTCTATGCGTTTTCGTTTTTCCCCTTTTTTCTTAAGCTATGTTACAAAGAATGACTTTGGATCTTAAAAAATTTGATATGCGGAATATTACTTTCAAGTACAATGAAACCAAAGGACCCGTCGTCGTTTTGATCGGGCGTCGTGATACTGGTAAATCCTTCTTGGTTCGTGATTTGCTTTATTATCACCAAGACATTCCCATCGGTACCGTGATTTCCGGAACAGAAGAAGGCAACGGATTTTATGGGAAATTGGTGCCGAAATTGTTTATCCATAACGAATACAATACGGCGATTATAGAAAACATTCTCAAAAGGCAGAGAGGCGTTTTGAAACAAATCAAAAAAGAAATGGAAACATTCAAAAAAAGTACGATTGACCCGAGAGCATTTATTATCTTGGATGATTGTCTTCACGATTCTACGTGGGCTAGGGATAAAATGATGCGTTTACTTTTTTTCAACGGACGTCATTGGAAGCTAATGTTGATCATTACTATGCAATTTCCACTTGGTGTACCACCTTCTTTGCGAACAAATATTGATTTTGTATTCATTTTACGTGAGCCTTATATTTCCAATAGAAAAAGAATTTATGAAAATTATGCCGGTATGTTTCCCACATTTGAGAGCTTTTGTCAGGTGATGGACCAATGTACAGAAAATTTTGAATGCTTAGTAATCAATAACAATAGTAAATCCAATAAATTACAAGATCAAGTGTTTTGGTACAAAGCGGATAGTCACAACGATTTCAAGTTAGGAAGCAAAGAATTCTGGGAATTATCCAAAGATATTCAATCTGACGATGAAGAAGAACAATATGACCCAAACAATGCGAAGAAAAGAGGTGCAGGACCCAAAATTACTGTGAAAAAGAATAAATGGTGAATTAAGTATTCAAAGGGTGTAACTACTGTTTACACCCTTATTTTTAATCCTATATTTAATAAAAAGTATTTTAATAAATTACATATTTATATTGTAAAACAATTTAAATATAAGGATGTTTTAACTATTATAACACCCTAATGGAAGTAATCAAAGCCTTCAACACAAATGATTTACATACAGAAATTGTTATCAAAGGAACACCTGATGACCCGCTTTTTCGTGCTTCTGATGTAGCTACCATATTAGAAATAGGTAATATAAGACCTTCACTTCAAAATTTTGATGATTCGGAAAAGGTGATTTATACTATGCAAACACAAGGAGGAATGCAGGATATAACGTTTCTAACTGAAAAAGGTTTATATAAAGTATTATTTAAATCACGAAAAACAATTGCTGAAACTTTTCAAAATTGGGTTTGTGAAGTTATTAAAGAAATTCGTATTAAAGGTAAATATGATTTGGAAAAACAATTATCTGAAAAAGAAAAACAACTGGAAGAACAAAATAAAATTATACAAGAAAAAGAAGAAAAATTAGATCAAACACAAAAATTATTAGAAGAAACAGAAAAAATGAAAAGTTATGAAAATAACCCACACATATACATTTATAATATTGATACAACTAAAAAAGAGCCTGAATTGAAAATAGGGTATTCAATGAATGTTCATCAAAGAATCAAACCATATAAACAAGTATGTAAACATGGTAAAATTGAATTATGTATATCTCTTTTATATAAAAATGTTAAAACAATTGAAAATTATATTCATAGTGTTTTTTCTGATTACCGTATTTCCGACGAGGTTTTTAAAATAAGTGTTGAAGAAGCTAAAATTGTAGTATTAAATATCATTGATATGTTTAATATAATGAAAATATCCAATACTGCTGAAAGACAAATAAAATTAAAACAAATTGTTTCACTTGAAGAAATTGAAAATAAAACCAAAGTATTTACTTGTGAAGTATCTTGTCAAACTAATTTTGACGAATCAGAAAATGTTTTATTACCATCTATTGAAAATGATATAATAAATAAAAAAATTATAGATTTTATAAAAGAATATTGTATTATTCGTTCTGATGTAGAAATACGTACAAAAGATATTGTTGGGCAATTCCGTTTATGGTGTCGTGAAGCAAAAAAAGAATTATCAAAAGCTTTTATTAATTATTTAGACACACATTTCAAATATTCCCGTCTTTCATTACAAGATAAAAATCAAGTTGTAAATGGTTATATAGGAATAACATTAAAAGAAATTTTATATAAAAAAGATATTGTTAGTACAGATGTGGAAAACTTTATTTTTCAAATCTGTCAATTCACTCCTGGAGGAACTATTTTAAATTCTACTTTGTTTCGTGAATATGAAAATTGGAAAAAATCAATTGGTAAAACATATTCATCCATTATAGATAATGCGAGTATTCATGATTATCTTAAGAAATCCCCCCATGTTCTTTATGAAACTATTTGGGCAAAAGATGGAGGAGGTCAAGGTTATTATGGTTTATGTGTAAAAACAGAATTGAATCATCATAGAAACACATCTACTACCGGAAAAAAAGTAGAAAAAAGACAAAAAGATACAAATGCATTGTTAGGAACATGGGAAACAATTGCAAAAGCCGCTATTTATGAAAATGTTTATGGTGCAAAATTAAGTCGTTTTATAAAAAATAAAACCATCATTAATGATGATTATTATTACTGTCATTAAATACTTTAATAATGAGGCGTACGTCCAAATGATAACCTTGTAGTTACTTTTAATTCTAAGGATAAACATTTCTATTTCAACACATACGCTGTTGGTCCGTGAGTCTCCAAAAAACATGCCTCGTAATTTCGGTAACTAAATGCTACTTCTACTTCTTTCCCATCGTCATCTATGAAAAGCAATATCCCGTCCTCTTTTATTTTTAGAAAACAACCCACATATTCCAATGGTTTGGACGTGTAATAACGATGATTTCCGTAAAACCAAATTCCGTTTTCTTCCACTCTTGTAAATGTTGCGGTAGAATAATACTTTCCTTGTTGAAAGTATTCTTTCCGGTTGTATACTTCTGTTTCTTCTTCTTGATTCATCGGTATATAAAAAAGAAAAATGTATTTAATTATATTTAATTATATTATAAATGGCAC